AAGTATATAGGAGATGCAATGATGGCTATATTTAATGCACCAATAGACTTAAAGGATCACGAGAATAAAGCCATATTAGCAGCGCAGAAAATACAGGCAGACATGGAGCAATCCAATTTAGGAATAGACATAGGTATAGGCATAAATTCAGGCTTTGCAATAATAGGTAATATGGGAAGTGATACACGCTTTGATTATAGTGCTATTGGCGATGCTGTAAACACTGCTGCGAGACTTGAAAGTGCTACTAAAGATGTAGGCGTAGATTTAATAATAGGTCATAACACTAAAAAATCTTGCAATTTTGAGTTAGAATTACTAAAACCAATTAAAGTAAAAGGTAAAAAACAATCTTTAGATATATATACTATTAGATAATATGGTTAACAAAAGACTAACAGTTCAAGACGTAGCTAAAGATTTAGCTGTATCTAAAAAAGAAAACGCAGAACGTTGGAAAACTGCTTTCAATGAGTTTGCTGATATAAAACAAGAGATCGCATCAATAAATACTACTATAAGAATGGCAACATTTGGTGTTTTTAGCTTTATTGGTGCTTTAGCAATAGCAGTGCTAACTACAGGGATACTATGAAAAATTTAATAAAAGGCATATTGGGACAAGTCGCTCCGACTATAGGTACAGCTTTAGGCGGCCCTATGGGGGGTATGGCAGGAAATATGATATCTGAGGTGCTTGGTTGTGCAAACAATCCAAAAGACATACAAACGGCAATACAAAACGCGACTCCAGAACAAATGATGCAAATAAAGAAAGCAGAACAAGACTTTAAGGTTAAGATGAAAGAACTTGAAGTTGATGTATTTAAGCTAGAAACAGAAGATAAACAAAATGCAAGAGGTATGTTTAGTAAAGATTGGACAGCAAGAATTATAGGCATAGCTACTATTGGAGGTTTTTTGGGTTACATATTTTTGGTTACACTACAACCACCAGAACAAAACTCTGAAGCTTTAATAAATCTTGTACTAGGATATTTAGGAGGATTAGCGAGTGCTATTATTTCGTTCTATTTTGGAGCATCTCACACAAGCGACAAGGGAGACTAATATGGAAATTTCACAAGAAGGTGTGAGTTTAATTAAAAAATTTGAGGGCTGTGAGCTAGAGGCATACAAATGCAGTGCTGGTGTATGGACTATAGGCTACGGCAGAACAAAAAATGTAAAAGAAGGTGATACTTGCACACAAGAACAAGCAGACGAATGGTTGCATGAAGAATTGCCAGTGTACGGAGCATACGTAAGTGATGCTGTATTGATACCACTAAATCAGAATGAGTTTGATGCTTTGGTTGCATGGACTTATAACTTAGGCCCTACAAACCTAAACAACAGTACAATGTTAAAAGTGCTAAACGACAACAAAAAAGATGAAGTCCCACATCAAATGCGTAGATGGAACAAAGCTAATGGTAAAGTTTTAGAGGGACTTGAACGCAGGAGACAAGCAGAATCTTTGTTGTTTGAAGGCAAAGAGTGGCATCAAATCTAATATGCCTCTACAAAAAATAACATTCAGACCAGGTATTAACAGAGAGGGCACAGCTTACGATAACGAAGGGGGTTGGTTTGACTGTAATTTAGTGCGTTTTAGAAAGGGTAGACCAGAAAAGTTTGGAGGCTGGGAAAAACTTACATCAAATACATATCAAGGTACTGTAAGAGCTTTGCATCCATGGATTGCCTTAGAAGGCACAAAATATCTTGGGTTAGGATCGCATCTTAAATATTATATTGAATCTGGTGGCAACTTTAATGATGTTACACCCATAAGATCTACAACTTCTGCTGGTGATGTAACATTTTCTGCAACAAATGGTGACGCTACGATTACTGTCGCTGACACTGCACATGGTGCTGTACAGAATGATTTTGTAACATTTAGTGGTGCATCTTCTCTTGGTGGCAATATTACAGCTGCTGTGCTAAATCAAGAATATCAAGTAGCCACAGTAGTAAATGCAAACAGTTATACCATTGAAGCAAAAGACACCAGTGGCACAACTGTTACAGCTAATTCGTCTGATAGTGGCAATGGCGGATCTAGTGTTGTAGGAGCATATCAAGTAAACGTTGGACTAGATGTATATGTCCCAGGAACAGGTTGGGGACTGAATGGTTGGGGTATAGGTGCTTTTGGTCAAGCCACGGCTTTATCTGATACAAACCAGTTACGTACGTGGACACACGATAATTTTGGTGAAAATTTAATTATAAACCAACGTAATGGTGGCATATTTAGATGGCTTGAGTCTGGCGGTCTTACAACAAGAGCTGTTGAACTTTCAGCTATTTCAGGTGCAAACTTAGTGCCAACAAAAGGATTACAAGTTTTAACATCAGAAAAAGATAGACATTTAATAGTTTTAGGTGCTGATCCTATCTCTGGTTCTTCAAGAACAGGAACTATAGATCCAATGTTAGTAGCTTTTAGTGACCAAGAAAACGAGTTAGATTTTGAGCCCTTGACAACGAACACTGCAGGTTCACTGAGGTTGTCAAGCGGCTCTTCAATTATTGGTGGTGTAAAAGCAAGACAAGAAACTCTTATTTGGACAGATACTGCTCTTTACAGTATGCAATTTATAGGGCCGCCTTTCACTTTTGGTATTAACCTTATTAATGAAGGCACAGGTCTAATATCTCCAAAAGGTGCCATTACCGCACCAAATGGCGTGTATTGGATGAGTTATAACAATTTCTATTCTTATAATGGATCAGTGCAAACATTACCATGTTCTGTTCATAATTATGTTTTTAATGATATTAACCTTATTCAATCTTTTAAAATACATGCATTTACCATAAAGGATAAAAGTGAAGTTGGTTGGTTCTATTGTTCTAGTAGTTCTGATGAAATAGATAGATATGTAATCTACAACTACGTAGAAAATCTATGGTTCTATGGTCAATTAATTAGAACAGCATGGTTAGATTCTGGCATAGAAAATTATCCAAGAGCTGTCGCTAACTCATATCTCTTCCAACAAGAAAAAGGTTTTAATGATGACGGTTCGCCTATGACTAATGTTTTTATTGAAAGTTCTGACCTAGATATTGGCGATGGCGAACAGTTTAGTTTCTTAAAACGTATCATACCTGATTACAAGTTTATTGAAGATGTAAACAGTGGCAATGTAAACATTGTTCTGAAAACAAGAAACTTTCCAGGTGATTCACTAGCAACCAATTCAACAAACGCAGTGAGTGCAAACACACAGCAAGTCTATGTACGTAGCAGATCAAGACAGATAGCTTTACGCTTTGAGTCTGACGATGATGCTGCAAATGATGGTAATTTATCTATTGGATGGAGATTAGGAGCAACAAGGATTGACATAAAGCCAGATGGTAAAAGATGAGCAAGATCTTACAAACACAGTTACCATTAGCCACAGAGCAAGTTACTTCAGATGTTTTCAATAGATTAGTAAGAATACTTGAAATTAATTTAGGTGCTGTTGATACAGACAACGTAAGGCAAATCTCTGATGCAGAGAAAAATACCTTACAATTTAATGCAGGAAGCATTATTTGGAATACTACTGTTGGTGTTTTGCAAGTATATACAGGCAACAAGTGGGTTGATATAGGTGAGCGAACGCTTGCTAAAGGGTTTGAAATGACATCAGAGGTCGGCTCAGTCACTATCAAGATAGCAGGAGCAACCACCATAGAGTTATGATAAACGTAGCTGAAAACCTAATTTATCAACCAAAAAACCTACTACTAACACTTCCAAGTGATTGGTACATACAAAAAGATACCCTCAAAGCAGTTAAAAACTCAATCACTCCAATCGTAGATTTTTATGAAGAAAGTGGTACCAACTCACCAAAACCTACAGAATTAGACAAAATAATAGATGAGCCATTAAAAGATGTTTACACTGTGCCATTCTTTTCAACAAAGTTTTGTAAAATATTATTAGATGAAATGAAACATCTTGAGTCTTTTTTCGGATTCAAACCAAACCCAGAAGAGGATAATCTACGCCAAATACCAGAAATAACTTTTCAAGATAATTGTCCACAAATATTTCAATCTTTAATGCAAACGATATATACTATTGGTAATCCTATATTTTTGAATATTTGGAATAGGCACGTAGACGGGGGTGGAATCCAGATAGCAAACTATAATTTAAAGGATAAAAAACAAGGTGCTTGGCATCACGATGCCAGTGCCGACATAAGTATGGTAGTTCCTTTGAACACGGGGGAGTACAAAGGTGGCGGAACTGAGTTTTTAAAACGTGGTACAGTCGAGCCATTACCTACAGGCCACGCTCTAATTTTTCCTAGTTTTACTCATATGCATAGAGGGCTAGCAGTAGAATCAGGAGATAGATACCTTTTGGTATTTTGGTTAACATGTAACGAGGAATGATTTGAGCATGAAAAGAATTGACAACTCAGGCAAAGGCATAGCAGGATTAGGCAGAGGGGAAGATTCTATGATCGCCCACGTAGCACCAGGCGAAATGGTTGTACCACCAGTCATCTCTGAAAACACTCAAGACAAAATTAAACAAGAAATGATCGCTGTAGGGCTTGATCCCAACGAATATACTGTAGGTCAAGGCATGTCAATCAATCCAATCACAGGTATGGCTGAGTTTGGGTTTCTTAAAAAATTAGGTAAAAGTCTTAAAAAAGTAGTAAAAAAAGTTGCTCCTATAGCATCGGTTGCTTTACCTTTTATACCAGGTTTTCAGGCTCTAACCCCAGCTCTTAAAGGCTTGGTTAGTGGTGCTGTAGGAAAAGCTGGTGGTGCATCTACGAAAGATGCCTTGCTTATGGGTCTAACAGCAGGCGTAGGGTCAAAACTTCGAGGTGCAGGCGGAGTTACTGACGCAGCTTCAAAAATAGATAAATCAAGGCCGCTTTTTGGAAAAGATGGTAGATTTAGAGACTTTTTTGTAAAAGGTTCAGACGATAAAAATTTTATTGATAATGTGTTTGGTGGTATGAGACGTAATCAGCAACCTCAAATAACAGCAAGCGAGGGTGAGTTTGGAACAGTTTATACTGATCCTCAAGGAAATGAATATACCACAGCAGATTTACAAAGTATGGGATACACTTTTGATAATGCAGGTAATATTGTAGCGCCAAGTGATACAGGCCCATTTGGGGGACAATTTGGTCCTTTCTTAAGAGACACGTTTTTAGGCACAGCAGAAGACCCAGGACTTTTAAGAAACATTGGCAGTGGAATTGGAGATGGCGGTGGACTTGGTGGTAACGCTGGTCTGATGGCTTTAGCTGCATTGTACGGCAAAGCTGTAAAAGAAGATTTTAAAGACAAAGAGGGTGGACTAAAAGATATAAGACAATCGATTAGACCAGATCTTATGCCTGCTCCTACGTTTACGGGTTTTGATCTAGGCATTAGAAAGCCTGCAGCTATGGGTGGATTACAAGAATTAGATATGCGTATGGGTGGCCCGTCAATAGGCCCAGGTACAGGCACGAGTGATGATATACCTGCTATGTTAAGTGATGGTGAGTTTGTTATGACATCTGCTGCAAACAATGGTTTAGGTGGATTTAAAATAACAAAATCAGAAACAGGAATTGAAATTATGCCAAGTGGTAAACCTGACAGACAAAAAGGCGCAAAGAACATGGACAGACTAATGAAGATGTTTGAGCAATACAACGATATAGGTAAAGTGTAATGAATATGAGATCTATGCTTATGGCACCAATCGGCAGACCTAGTAGAAGTCCTATATCAAATCCTATTGCAATTGGCAGACCTGTGCCACCTCCTGCTAGTTTCGATGATTCTGAACTTCGCAGAAGATTAAGAGCCTTAGAGGGAAGACGTGTACCGCAGTTTGATCCAACTGCTCTGCAGCAAAGCATAGCTGGGTTACAAGACCAATTTTCAACTTTATCAAAGTTTGATGATTCAGCTCTTAGAGACAGACTCAAAGCTCTAGAAACTAGAGAAATACCAGTATTTGATCCTTCAGAATTAAAAACAGGTATTGCAGGCTTACAAGATCAATTTGCGAACTTAGAACAATTTGATCCTAGTAATTTGGAAAGGCAAATAGGCGGTCTACAAGATAGAATTGCAAACTTCAGACAATTTGACGATTCTGCGTTGCGTAACAGACTACAAGCGCTTGAAGGCAGAGAAATGCCTAGGTTTGATGACACAGCCCTTAAAAATCGTTTGCAAGCTTTAGAAGGCAGAGAGATACCACAGTTTGACCCGACACAACTACAGCAAGGCATTGCAGGTTTAGAAGATAGATTAGCAAACATTCCACAGTTTGATCCCTCTGCTTTGCAAAATAGGCTAAGTGCTTTAGAAAATAGACAAGCACCAACTTTTAATCCAGAAGATTTTAGAGAACAGTTTTTAAATATAGCAAGAGAGGGTATAGATATACCACAACCAACACAGGCGTTTGATCCGAGTGGTTTGCAAAACAGACTACAAGCTTTAGAAAACAGAGAAATACCACAATTTAACCCATCAAGATTACAAGAGCGTTTATCTGCATTAGAGAATGTCCAACCAGTAGCTCCACCACCAGCTTTTGATCCAAGTGGATTAATTGCAAGATTAGATGACTTTGAAAGCAGGCTTGGAGCTTTACAACAACCATTAACGCCAACCGACCCGGAACCAATACAACCACCAGATTTAGGTTTTGGGGCAGGAATAAGACCTAGTGAGATAATTACACCTGATGGTAGATTTGTTGGGTCAGGTGGCGTAACACCGCCAGATCAAAGACCTTTATCGGGTGGAGACTTACAAGTTATAGGCGGAGGCAGACCACAACCCCCAATATCTATAGGCGGCCCAGGTGGAGGTCGAACAGATCCTAGAATGTTCCCAGGCGGTTCACCTACATTTAATGAAAGAGGTGAAACTTTTGTGCCACCTACACCAGATCCTGTAGTAGAACCCACACCTGATCCTGTTGGCGTTTCACAAGGTCTTGTTACCACAGGGTCTGATAATATTGGTGATGCACCTAGTTTAGTAGATCAACAAATGCAACAAGGTGCGATTGATCCAGTGTTGATGAATCAACAAGCTTCAGAAGTATTAACCGATCCTTTGATACGATCTCTTTATTTTGGCACAGCAGATCAGCCAGGTTTCTTTCAACAGTTACAACAAGCAGGTGCAAATTTAATAGGCAGTGATGTACCGTTACAACAAACAGCTGGTCTATCGCCATTAGAATTATTAGCAAGACAACAAGCTGTCGCTGGGTTGGGTGGTTTTGAGCCATTCTTACAACAAAACAGAGAGCTGATAAATCAAGCGATTGAGCAATCAAGACGAGCTGAAGGTTTACAAGACCCGTATTACACTCAAGCTGAAGAAATATTTAAAGATACTATGGGTGCTTATGACCCAAGTATGACACAACAGTTCTTTAACCCATTTGAAGATGCAGTGGTACAACAAACCATCGATGATGTATTAGAGGCAGGAGAACAACAAGATATAGCTGCGAGAGCACAGGAAATTGGTTCTGGTGCATTTGGTGGCAGTAGAGCTAGACTTGGCGCTATGGAGCGTAGAGAAGCTCTTGGAGAAGGTTTAGCACAGGCTCTTGGTAATATTAGACAACGAGGATTTAGTGAAGCACAACGTACAGGTCTCAGTGAGTTTGCTAGACAACAAGCAGCTAAAAGAACAGGGGCACAAGGACTAATCGGTATCGGTGTTGGCAGAGGTAGCGCAGCTCAACAACTAGGGCAACAACTTGCTGGCTATGGTGGACAGATGGGAGGTCTTGGTGCAACTCAAGAACAGCTTAGAGCAGGACAAAGAGGCGAACTAGCAGGCTTTGGTGGTATAGGAAGAGGTATAGCAGAAACTGGTTTACAAAGAATATATGAACAACAATTAGGGCAACAGTTCAGACCATTGCAGGTATTAGGTCAGATTTCTGGCATGTTACCAGGTTATCAAGCAAGCACTACAAGGATTGATTCTCAGTATGGTATGCCGACAGATCCTACGGCTGCTGGTCTAGGTGCTGCATTTAGCGCTTATGGTGCTTTAGCTCCGAGACAAGGAACAAGCTAGTGAATTTTCTAAACAGAAAAATGTTTCGTACTGGTGGTCAAGCTAATGATCAAGGCTTGGGCGACTTTCAAATACGAGATAGAAAAACAGGTGAAGTTTACAACGTAAAGCCTGATTTTATTGACACTTTTGGATTTAACCCATATAAGATTTTATATGATGATAGTCTTGAAAAGGGCGATGCAGTACAAAGAATATTAGAGGATTTCAAGAAAAAAGATGCTCCTAAAATTGGCGTATTCCAAATGGGAGAAGATGTAGGTACAAATGTGGCTGATGCTGCTCTAAGAACTGCTAGGTTTCTTGAGCCAGCTGTAAGAACAACTGTGGGCTTAGCAGGTCAAGTGATAGGCGCAGACAGACTCGGCATAGGTCAAGCACTAAAAGATATTGGTGATCCAGTGAAAGTTGGTTTAGGAGGTTTAACTATACCAAGAGATGAGTCTTATATACCTACAAATGAAGATCGTGCTAGATTTATGATGCGTAGGATTGTCGAAGAGGAACAGCAACCTGACGTTTCACAACTAGATTTCCCTTTGCCTGAGCCAACAAGTTTTGATTTTCGTCAAGATGATATGGGTCTCAAAGTAAGTGAAGGGACATTTGCAAGAGAACAAATGTTGCAGCAGTATAGTCCAGAAGATCAAGCATATCTGCGTGCAAACCCAGACATTAGACCAGAAGAAGTGGGTATGCGTCCTGTCAGAGAGATTACTAGCGACATCGATCCATTTAACACGAGGCTTAACATAGACGAAATATCTACAACACTTAATGAGCTATCTGGCGAAAGACAAGATTTGGAAGCAAGATTTGATGCAGAGGACGTACAAAGGCCAAAAGATGTTGATGTCGATGAGATAACAAGCTTGTTGAATGACATTCAACCACCGTTAGTAAACTTAAATATAACCGAAGATT